ACAACAGTAAACGGATCAGGCAGTTCAGTGTCTGGGTAAACAGTTTGCTGTGCAGCCAGGTCATAGGTATAGATAGTGGAATCATACTCAAGAAGGTTAACAGAGCAGGTTCCATCGTAGTTCATTGCGATAGACTCAACCTGGAAGGGCTTGCCGCTCCATCCTGGGGTAGGATGCGTGACCGTTACCACATCCCCTACTGTTAGCTGTAAAGCCTCGCTAGTGGCCTTAAATGACGTTCTAAGCGCATTCCTAGACCGCTTCAGTATGACCCTGGCTAAATCCCTAGCAGCGTAGTAATTAGTCACTGTATCGAGAGTAAGCTCTTCAACCAGTAGAGTTCCGTTATCCTCTGCAAGCAAGGCTGTCTCTTCGGTTGATCCCCCAGCAGGCCACACCGCTTGATCAGGTTGATAGTCAACATCTGGGTTAGCAAACTTAACTAGGACGCGGTTAAACTTATTCTCTTTAGTCTCTCCCGCTATAGAGATGCCACCGACAATAGTATCAGTATCAAACGAAAATACGCTAGACCGCGACTTATCAATGATCAGGCCGTATTCGCCTTGACGGTAAGGCAAAAAGCCTCGACAGCCCATTAGCATCTTTTCTATATTGTCGAAAAGGGTCTCATCTGTCTGTAGTACAGCATTACACTCAAATATCTTACCTGTTGATCCACCAGAGTAAAACGTAACAGACTGATCACAGTCATCCGCTGCATCCTCAAAGGCATCGTCATCGATAGCAGCAGTAGGAATACCCTTGCCGTAGCGATCATTAGTGAGGTAGTCGCGAATACATAAAGCCGGGTTATTACTCCATGCAGTTGATCCATTTCTTGGGTCGTAAACTTTACGGCCCTTAACCACGGCAGTAATCTCAGGAACGCCCTGGAATACATCCGCATCCCATTTCAAGCGTATTGCAAGGTACGCAACACCACTCAGCTTATGGCTCGATGTCCAGCCTGCGTTAGCCTCAGTAAGCAGTGGATCATACGTCTGGTTATCAGCGCCAGTGTGTACGTTGATAGTATAAAGTCCAGAGTATTTACTGTCAGTGATAGGGTTATCATCGATGTAGATGTCAGTGATTGACTCTACTTCGCCTTCAGCCATCGCTAAAGCAATGTATAAAAACTCATTCTTAGCCCCACCGCTTACATCTTTAGTAGATACGAATACCCTTACACCACCTACTCTGCGTTCACCGTAGATGACAGGGATAGGCTCGATGTTTGACTCTTTGTTGATCAGAACGCCAGCCATATCGTCGGCAGCTTTCTTGGCCTTCTTCATGGCCTGTTGCGTCATTACATACGAAACGGCAGTAGAAGCTACAGCTATACCTATAATCCAACCTAGAGTTAAAGCCATTATTTACGTCCCCATTTCAAATCTTTGATCGTGTTAGCTGCAAACTCAAACCCATCATCATTAGGGAAGTGTATCTTTTGCGAGTTGTCGTTTGTCTTCCGGCCATTCTCTTTCTCAAAGTCCTTCCAGTGAGAGGCGCAGTTAACCTTTACCTCACTGCTATTCTCTGTGTCATCAATAGCATACCCGGTCATCAATCCATCGAATATTAATATAGGCGCGCCAATTACCGCATCTGAATCATTGAGAACAGCTCGGTAAACTTTTACTGGCCTATCTATGTATGCTTGAGACAGAAACAGGCTGACGTAAGACTGCTCCACGCCTGATAAGGTGATGTCTACGGTGTTAACTCGAAGCTCAGAGGTTTCGACAGGATCGCCGACAGATAGGAAGTGAGAGCTACTCGACCAGGTAGCAGATAAAGCGGAAACATCTCTGTCCCAATCTGTAATATATAAAGGGGTACTGAACTCTAACTTAATTAAAGTCGCAAGGTTAAAATCATCCTTTGCAAGCTCTGCAATGGTTGCCGAGTCTATCGCTCTTGTCATTATATTGCCTCAATGAAATCTACTTCGTAGTCTACCAGAGACGACAACCCCAATGAATATTCTTGGACATCATTGTTTAAACGTACAGTAAAAGGTACGTTATCGTAAGTAATCGCAGTATCGTTTGCCGTAGCCTCGCGAAGACCCGGCTGTATGCTCAGTGTGCCTGACCCGGTTAAGTCTGACACAATCATATAAACCTTGTCGTGATTAGCAAACTTAATGACATCTCCAGCCTTTAACGTACCGGAAAGGCCGTCTATTGCTATTGAAGTCTCACCAACAACATCAGCGCCTACTGTCTGCACGGTTCCAGAAGCACTGCCTGACTTAGTACTTATCTCAGGGAGAACAATAGTAAATGTCTCAGCCATGCCTCTCTGGGCCATGATAAATGCTAATACGGGAGCGAACTCAACCCTGGTGAGAGACGGATAGGTAGCAGAGAACTCAAACCGCTGGCCACCGATATTCCTGACCTGAGTGCGACCAGATACACTCGTGCTAGACAAGTTATAGTGAACGCTGTTGAAACCTACGCTGTTAAATACTGGGCTTGTTGGGTATGTTCCACTCATGCGATTGATGGTCTCCCGCGATCATTTACTGCCT